CAACTGGCGAACGAGTCCAAGCCGACAGGGTCGAAATCCGATCCGACGGCACGCGCGTGTCAAAGGACCGAGAGGTCAATGATGAGCTAGCCGCTCGCACAGGTCTGCGGCAGGGGCGTCGCTTCGCTGCTGACAAGCGAGTCATCAAGCACGGTAACGTCATCCGTGGTCACTTCGCCGGCCGACGGCGGACTGTGTTCGGGATGTCATTCGTGCCGAACTACGTGCTGGCCACATTCTGCGCCGCCTGGCGGGCTGTTTACCTCGAGGACTTCGCGTTCACGTGGAAGCATCGCACGCCGGAACACATCCTCAGCAAGATCAAGAGGTACAAGTTCCTGAAGGGCTTTGACGTCAAACAGTTCGACCAATCGGTTGGCTCCTGGCTGATCGACTTCTTCGTGAAGGAGATCGGTAACTACGTCGACCTGCGCGTGGCCAAGATGATTGGCCTGATGTTCAAGGCGCCGTACATCGTGCCCTACCCGTGGATCCACGGCACCTCAGAGGAGGAGTTCAACCCACTCTTCGGTGACAGCCCATTCGCGGCGAGCGCGTTCTCAATGGACGTCGGTCTGCCGTCAGGCATCTCCATCAACCCCGACTTCGGGAAGTGGGCGATGACCGGCCAGTACCTGTGCCTGCTGGACGACTACTTCGGTGACGTACTCGAGGTTGGCGTTGACACGATCCTGCGCGGAGAGCACGACCGCTACGGTGTCCTGAACATGACGGACGATTGCATCCTGTGCTACAACGAGGAGGAATTCGGCACAAACTTCGATGAGAAAGGGTACACGTGCAAGTACTTTGCACTCGATGAGGAGAAGCCAATCTCCTTTCTCGGGAATGTGCCCTACCGCGACGACAAGGGTGAGCTACAACTCGCCCCGAATATTGTGTCGTATCTCGTCAACTGGTTGGTGCCCGAGCAGGGCATCGACCACGCCAAACGGCGCAACTTCTGGGCAATCGGCGAGCGTGAGCGCCGCCTGCACTACTCGACGGCCCCCTGCTACCCGCAGGTGAACGAGATGCTGCAAAAGACGTTCCACGACGAGTTCGGTGTGTATCCGACCTCGCTCTCCGCCGAGGCTTACGAGCAACAGCGGAAGTACACGAACCTCAGTTCGTGGGACGCATTGGTACTCCAGAACCCTGATCTGCTCCACTACAAGGTGGACGAGAAGCAGCTCAGTCCAGACGTTCTCAAGATCCTGGTCACCTCCGTTCCGGCGGAGGAGGCCTGGCCAGTAGTTTCTCGCTACACCGACAAGCGGTATCAAGTTCATTAGGAGAAGAAATGAGCGAAGAACAGAAACACACCGTCAAGAAGACG